TGTCTCACTGAAAGAAAGTGGAACCAACTTTATTGGTAAAGCAAAAATTCTTTCAACACCAATGGGAAAGATTGCCGAATCTCTGATTAGTGAAGGAGTCAAACTCGGCGTATCTTCAAGAGGTATTGGTTCTTTGAGAGCAACAAGAGAGGGAGTCAACATTGTTGGTGATGACTTTATGCTCTCTACTGCTGCTGATATCGTAGCAGATCCATCTGCTCCTGATGCTTTTGTTGAGGGTATCATGGAAGGAAAGGAATGGATCTGGGATGGAGGAATTCTCAGAGAACAACAAGCTGCTAAAACATACAAGAGAATCAATACTCTGGTAACTGCTAAGCAGCTTGACGAACAAAAACTCAACTTGTTCAATGACTTCCTGAATAATTTGTGAAGGAAGTTCAAAATTACTAATTTATAAATAAATATAGATTAAAGAAGGTTAATCGGAGAGTTCAAATGTCTCGTGACAATTTACAAGAAATGGAGCAATCAAAGACTGCTGTGAACGCGAACGCAAAAGCTGCTGAGCCTATGCAAAAGCTTTCCAGCCCTGGCGAAGGTCTTTCAACTTCTTATGAGGATCTTGGTGGACCAACACCTGAAAACTACAGACCAGACGATGATTCTGCAAAGCTCAAAGAGCCTAAGATCAAGACCGTCAAGGATGTAGTCAATAAGAATGCAAAAGCAGCCGAGTCGATGGATAGTTCTAAGAAAAATACTTACGGTGAAGAAACCGAAGTAGAAGAGGAGATTCTTGAAGAAGAGTCTGAAGAAGAAACCATCGAAGAAGTTGACATCGAAGAAGATGTAAATGCTCTTCTTGGTGGTGAAGAACTTTCCGAAGAATTCAAAGAGAAAGCAAGAGTTATCTTTGAAGCAGCATTAACCTCTAAAATCAAAGAAATCCAGGAAACCCTGGAAGTTCAGTACGAAGAAAGACTGGACGAAGCAAGAGAGGAACTCAAAGAGTCCCTCACTGAAAGAGTTGATTCATATCTTGAGTACGTCTGCGAAGAGTGGATGACTGAGAATGAATTAGCAATCGAGCATGGTCTCAAGACTGAGATGACCGAATCATTCCTTTCAGGAATGAGAGGTCTTTTTGAAGAACATTATGTAACCATCCCTGAAGAGAAATATGATGTACTTGAGAGCATGGTAGAAAAACTTGATGACATGGAGACAAAACTCAACGAGCAGATTGAGAAGAATATCTCCCTCAACAAGAGACTCGCAGAGTCTGTTGCTGACGGAATCTTAGATCAGGTTTCTGAAGGTCTTGCGACCACTCAGAAAGAGAAGCTCGCTTCACTTGCCGAAAGTGTTGAGTTTGAAAGTGAGGAAGAATATCGTGAGAAGCTGGAAACTCTGAAAGAATCATATTTCTCCAGAACTCCCGCTACTAAGTCTGAAGCACCACAAACCCTTTCTGAGGGTGTTGATTCAACACCAGCTCCAGTTGGTAGATCCATGGACGCTTATCTCAGAACCCTGGGTGCATTCAAAAAGTGAATTTAATATTCATTCAAACAAACCACTAAATTACCAAAGGTAAACGCAAATGTTTCAATCAGAACATCTGCAGGAAAAGTGGAGTCCACTCCTCGACTATGAGGGTCTTGATCCTATCAAAGATTCCCACAGAAGAGCAGTAACCGCTGTCCTGCTGGAAAACCAAGAAAAATTCCTCCGTGAGGAGCAAGCATTTAATTCAGGTATCAACCTGATGGAAACCCCAACCAACGCTGCTAACGCAGCTGGTGCTGGTGGTGGATTCGGTGGTGGCGCTGACGCTGCTGGTCCTGTTGCAGGTTTCGACCCTGTTCTGATCTCCCTGATCAGACGTGCAATGCCTAACCTGGTCGCATATGACCTCGCAGGTGTTCAGCCAATGTCAGGTCCTACTGGACTGATCTTCGCAATGCGTTCCAGATATGAGTCACAGTCTGGAAACGAAACATTCTTCGACGAAGTTGATTCGGCATTCTCTGGCCAAGACGACGGCTTCAACCTGACTGCAGGTTTCTCCGACGTTGCTGCTGGTCTGGGTACAACAGCTCAGTCAGGTACTAACCCTTCAGTTCTGAACCCTGTTGGTACTGCATCTTCAACCGGCTATGACGTAGGTCAGGGCATGGTTACTGGTGATGCTGAGAATCTCGGTGTAGGTTCTAACGATCACTTCAACCAGATGGCTTTCTCGATCGAGAAGGTCACCGTCACCGCTAAGTCAAGAGCACTGAAGGCTGAGTACAGCCTCGAGCTTGCACAAGACCTGAAGGCAATTCACGGTCTGAATGCAGAAGCAGAACTTGCTAACATTCTCTCAACTGAGATCCTCGCT